AATGTCGTGCCAGTCAGTCCGGTGGCGATAACGTAATACATCGTATTCGGCGAGAAGCCGGTAGGCAGCGCGCCTGTCGTCTGGAAGAATATCTGCTGGCCAGCGGCGAAGGTGTTCACCATGCCGATGGAAGCTGAGCTATTCGTGAAGACGGGCGTTCCAGCTCCAGAGTTGCCGGTGATCGACTGGACGATGTAGTTGCCGTAGAAGGTGATGCCGCCCACTGTGGTCGGCACCAGCACGGGGAACGTCTCGCCGACCGTGTAGGTGAATCCTGGCAGCGTAACGGTGACGGTGATCTCGCCACTGGTAGTCGTGAACACTGGCAGCACTGGGCTCGTCGATGTGGCCGTAGCAGGCAGCAGATTGCCGAGCTGATCTATCGAGAATACGGTGTACGCGTTCCCGGCTATGAATCCATCTGGATCGCATTGATAGAGACCATAAAGGACGATGCCACCGATCGCAATTTGCGTGGCGATATAGACCGAGTTGTACTGCGTGATACCGGTGGTGGTTGTGTCGGTAATCTCTATCGTCGCGGATCCGGCGGTAGAAGACGCGGCTGGTGTAATGTTGTCGGTCAACGCCGTTGGCGTGATACCAGATAGATTGCCAGCCGTTATCGCCCCGAGGAATGCAGACGACGTGCCGGTGACTGTCTGGCAGCCGACCGCGAGCCACGCATTGAGGTTCAGGTCTTCCCAGGCCCATAGTGCACGGACAACGGACGGCATGGCATATGACACGAACGCTTGCCATCCGCCGAGCTTCTGCACCAACGACAGCCCATTCGGATCGTATAGGAACCGCACGAGATTCGAAGATGAGATACCGGAATTCTCGTTGAGGACGGCGGTCTCGTTCTGGTTGACGGGACCGATTAGTTTGAGCGCGGCGATTGGCATCAGCGTGTCGGCGTGGCGCTCGTCGAGGTCGGATATGGTGACCATCCAGAAGCCTGACCACGGCGCTCGTTCTCGTCTGCAATTGCACCGACGCGCAGCAACTGGTACTGCTTCTCATAGGTCATGCCCATCTGCGGATCATCAGATGTCACGCCGAAGTTCCTCTGGAACATCGAGATGTAGATCATGCTCGCCATGACCAGAAGATCAGGCAAGTAGGTGCTGATGTATGTGAACGATGTATCGGCCGGGCCGCTCGTGGCGAATGTATATAGAGATGGCTGCTTCACCAAGCCAGTTACGCGGAGAGTAAAGCCGAATGCCGGGGCTGGTCCCATCAGAATATTCGTGTAGGTATCCTGGCCGTCCACTCCGAAGTCATCACCGTATAGCGCCCACACTCGCGGCATGCCTGGCTTACCGAAGCCACCGTAGACGTTCTGAATGTACTCGCGGGTGACCTCTGTCATTGGTGTAGATTGCGCGACCGTGCTGCCGCTCAGCTGGCATATCTCACAGGTCTGCACCGTAAAGAAATCGTCAACGTCCAGCGAGAATACCTGCTGCCCAGGAGTCAACGCGTATGTGTTGGACGACAGGTTCGACAGCAAATTAAGATCGCGCTGTATGCGAAGTTCCGCATAGTTCAGCATCTGCGGCACCTGGAGCTGTGTGGGTGCGTCAGTAAAAGCAAAGACTCCGCTTGTCTCAGCGGCTGTATAGACCGCCAAACCAGCAATCGTCTGTATGTATTGGTTGTAGGATAGCGGATTGGTATTCGGGGTTGTCATACCGGCATCTCCTCGATCACCGCGCCGCGACCCACGAAGACGTCAGCGCAATCACCAGGAGTGATGCTCTTTTTTTCTTCTGGGAATTTCCATAGTTTTGCTACTTCGCCGCACATGGCTACTAGCTCAGAACACCACCACTTGTCATCATCTCGCCACTTTCGGCCGAAGATAAATGTATCTATGAGGCCATGGGTGTCATATGGCTTTTTGAGCTGGCGATTTGAGAAGCTCCAGAACAGTTGATACTGCTCTTCCGTGACATCGATCGTGAATCGTGTGCAGCGCGCCCATTTCTCGTAGGCCTGCGGTCTATCCCACACCCCGGGCATCCTGCCGCCAACACTGTCTGAGCGGGCGCCGCGCAGGAGACCGGCTGGCGTGATCACGTCGATGTGCGAGTAGTACCCGGCGCCGAACCAGCCTATACCGGCTGACATGAGTCCCTTCCCGCGTACGAGCTGAGCCGTTATGGTGCGGACGGGCGTCGCCATTACCGACCCAGGGTTCCTTGGATGAACCCCTCCGCGGTGTCTTGAGCTGATGCCTCTACCATCTTGGTGGCCTCATGCTCGTGTTGCGCAGATAGAGGGGCGTCCATCTTGACGCCCTCTGCCTTGCGCTTCTCGATCCAGTCAACGATGGACACAGTGCTCCTGCCAGCAGCGGCGAGACCGGATACGATCTCGACGAGCTGGAGAAGAGTTAGTCCACCGATGACCGCGGCCACTTACTTCGCTACTGCTGCCGGTGCGGCTGCTGGCGCTGGTGCGAGCGCCTTGACCTTATTGATCAGGTCGCTGATGCCGGTGTTCACGAGACCGCCAACTGCGGTGAACTCAGAAGCGCCACCCTGAATGGCGGCGAGTCCCGCCTGGCCCAGGAACACCTGGCCAGCAGCTACAGCGCGCGCGGCAGCTGTTGCGGGGTCACCGTTGAAGATCGTTGCGAATGCCGTCTGTGCTGCCGTCAGAATGGCAACCACTGAAGGAACCGCTGCGGCCTCGAGAACCTGTCCCGGGCTTGGCTGTGTAACACTCATTTCTCTTGCTCCTGTGGCGGCTTCGCCGCCGGGTCTAAAGGGTCGTCACCGTTGTCCATCGGGTTGTGCGGCCTCTGCCGCTGGAAGAAATATCCATTCTGCTGAGTCGCGATCGTCCCGAGTACGCCCGCCAACCCTGTCAACATCGCATAGGAGTCCTTGTCTAACTCCTTGTGCCAAAAAATAATCACGAAGATCAGGCCTATGAACCCGATGCCATAGAGATATGCCAGGCGAACCTGGCTCCTCGCCAACAGCACCTCGACTGCGTTCATTCTGTTCCGTTGAGTAAAATTTTCGCGAGTGCACTATACCTCGTGGGTAGCTCTCTTGCAGCTTCAGAATCAAGCAGTTCGTCATGCGCGGCCTGCCAGTTACGCGCGCCTATAGCGGCAATCATCTTCGGAAAGTGAAGCAGCCCGGCAAGTCCGTCGTTGAACGCGAGGTCTATCAACACGGACGCTCGTGTGTCATCAAGTCCAACAAACCAGGAGTAGCGACCGAGGGCTGTGGCAAATTCCTGGGTCTGGGCCTCGAGAAGTGCGCGAGCGGCGATCTGCGTGATCCCGGCGCCTATGCTGAATCCATAGCCGATCGTGAGGTTTCCCTTCGTGTCGTGATATGCCTTGGCGCGAAATCCCTCCTCTGTTGCGAGGCGCGCCACGGCCGTGTCCACCGCGGTCATTTCTTGGCTTTCCCGAAGACGGTGATGATGGCAACGACGATCGCACCGAGGTAGGCGAAGTCAGCCAGGATCGGTTGTATCACGGCGCAGAAATGCCCGATGGCCGCGAGACCACCTACGCTAACCGCACCCACTTCCAGGGTGTTCTTGTTCATGGATCAGAACGCCACCGCTGAGAATGTAATCAGGTCGCCGGTAGTCACCGTCGAGTTGCAGATGACCGTCGCGGTGGTGGTCGAGGCGACTGTGCCATTATTTTCACAGTGTATCTTCGCCGTGACATCGTCCACATTCGCTACCCAGCCGTGTGGCGCTGTCATGCCGGTCGCGCCATTGATTGTGAAAACGAACGTGCAGGTAGACGCTCCTGTGCCTACGGTAAAGGTACCCGATGCTCCGGCTCCGCTCACTGATCCAGCTGTTCCGCAGCCGCTCACCGTGAATGTCGTTCCTCCGGTCAGCGGCGCACTTAGTATTGGGCCAACAGCAAGCACCGCAGAGCCGGTGCCGGTAGCCGTCGTTGCCCCAGTTCCACCATCAGCCACAACCAGTGGGTATGAGGGCACATTGGCATACAGGAACGTGACATCGGAATTAATCTTACCGAACGCCAACCACGCGGGGTCGCCCTGCGTGCCGTTGCCCGTCTGTGCTGCGGTGTTGCACGGCGTGCTGGTCGACGCGATGCAGTTGACCAACTGCTGTGAGAACGCCGGAGCCGCAGCGAACACTGCGAGGGCGGCCATATAGCGAAGGAATTTCATCGAAGTGGCTCCTTTAGCCGTCAGCGTGATAGCTGGCTGAGTCTGCTGTTGCCGCGGCAGAATCCGCCGTCCACTGCGCGACCTGTGTGATAGCCGGTGTGATCTCTATAGTGCCAGTGAGGAGCGGCGTAGTTACTCCGGCTGCACTCGTCAAAAGCAAATCGTAGTACCCGATAAACCATGTGAAAAGTATCGTTGCCTCGGGTGGTATCGTAAGCGCAATGGTGCCAGCGGTGCCACCCAAAACTATGTCTGGGCTGGCATCATAGAGGACGGTTGGTGCGCCAGGGAATGGCCTGAACTGCATCGCGACCGTGTAGCCGGTCAAGTCCACCGGCCCAGTACCGGCGCCGACCGTTCCCTGACCGCAGCACATGCCGGTATTCCATACGAACGTGCGCGCGTATGTTGCTCCCTGGTAGATCTGCAGATTGAATGTCCCTACATATGCCGGGGTCATGTGATTCCTTCGATCCAGTTCATCAGTGCCGCGTACTTCGGATAGCTTGCAGCAGTACCAGAACCACCGGCTGCTGGCAACTGCATCACGTTCTCGAGGG